TAGAGCAGCAGACTGTTAATCTGTTGGTCCGTGGTTCGATCCCACGCTGGGGAGCCAACAGTTGGGATATAGTGTAATGGCAACACCACGGATTTTGATTCCGTTATTCTAGGTTCAAATCCTAGTATCCCTGCCACCACAAAAATTATTTTCTTGAAAATAATAGTTAACTTTGCTATAATATTTGTTCTCGGAAATTATTTTTAAAAAGGACTAAGCACATGAAAATTTATTTTGGATCACAAGAACAAGACTCAGTACTTGATACCGACGGTATGTTTCAAACCGAAAGCGAGCCAGACTTTTGCTTTTACTATGGGCTAGAGTTTGGAAGCAATGCCGGTGGCACTAATGAAGTAGTAATTTTTGATGGTTGTGAGCGTACTATTCCTGTAGACATCGAGTCTGTTCCTTCACTAATTGAGGCTCTTCAACGTTGTTATGATATGCACGAACAACTTGAAGAAGCTGAACAATTAAAACTTAATTTAGAAGACGACAACTACGAAGAATCTATTGTTTTCAATGACTGATAACCCTATCAAAGAATTGTTATTTGAACTAGGTACTAGTAGTCAAGAAATTACTCTTGACTACTTAACTAAAGTAAATAAGTTATTGCTAAACCATGGTGTTAATCTTAAAACTTATGGGCATATATTTAATTTTTTAGAGTACCTAGAAGAAAATAATTGTGTTAAAATACACAAACATAATAACAAAGACGTTTTTGTATTAACAGGACTACATAACTATGGCAAAAACATCTAGTAAAGGCAAGCAAGCCTGCTACGACCTTTATAAAAGCAAACAAACTTGGAAACATAATCGTGAACGCAAATTATTGCGCGCACTACAAAAAAATCCTGGTAATGCAAAACAAATTGAGTTGGCAATAAAAAACATTACATATCGCCGTAAAACACCCAAAGCCACAATCTGGAATAAAACTAAAATTCATGAAGCACAACTAATTCGACAAGTATGCGGTAGTTGTCCGCATGATGTATTTAGTAGTAATTCTAAAATTGCAGACTCTACACTAGCAAGTTTAAGAACTAACTTTAACCCTAAAGCGTTGCAATCGCAAACAGTTAGTTTTAAGCTAGGGGATAGAGCCAAATGGAAAGTATAACCTTATATTTAATTTTTTGTATAACTACTTCTATTTGTTGTTTATATGAAATGATCTGGCCTGCTATGTGGGGTGCTAAGCAACAAGGAATTGTAAATTCATTTACTAAACAACCATTGCTAAGCTCGTTAGTATTTTTTATAATTAATATGCTATTTGCACCTTTAATTATTTTTGTACTATTTGTTCCTAGAATGTTTGAACAAGCCAGCTTAGGAATCAACAAAGCAATTAGAGAAGCAGAATAACGCACTTGAATTTGCAATCAATTGTTGATATAATATTATTTCTGTTGCAATAAAGGATTTAAGATGAAGTTTATTGAATTTAAGTACACAAAAGACAATGGTGACGTTAGCTCTCGTGCTCTTGTAGTAACACAAGAACCTACAGATTTGTTTAGTGGCATTGATGTTACTGAACTACCTGAACTTGAATTTGAACAGTTTACTCGTGAAATGCGCGAGCTAAAAAATCGTCAACACGAAGAAACAATGCAGCTTATAGCAAAACACGATTTAAACCATAACTATCGTCAGTTTATGCCCACTAAAATGACTGAAGTAACTGTAGAAATTATCTAAGGAAATAAAAATGACACAATGGAATGACGAACTCAAAGCTAATGTAATTAAAATGTATCAAGACGCAGAGCCAACGCCTGAGTCCAGTACTGAAATTATCAAAGACATTGCCGAAGAAATCGAAGCCTCACCTAATGGCGTTCGCATGGTACTAGTTCAGGCTGGTGTTTATGTTAAAAAAGACGCCACAGCCGCTAAGCCTAGTGGCGATAAAAAAGCTGCTGGTGATGCACCTAAACGTGTAAGCAAAGAGTCCAGTATTGCTGATCTTAAAGCAGCAATTGAAGCTAAAGGCGGTCCAGTTGATGACGACATTCTTAGCAAGCTAACTGGTAAAGCAGCAGTGTATTTTTTGAGTGTGCTTAAAGCATAAAAATAGGCAGCCTAGTGCTGCCTTTTCTTATTTGTGGAGTAATTATGGCTCGTAAACGCACAGAACTTGAACAAGAACGCATGACTGACGCTAATATTGAGCGTGTTATTAGCTTGCTTGAACCTAAAGAGCAAGGCGTTAAGCCTATAACTAAAAAAGATGCTTGTCAAATCCTGGGTATGAGCTATAATACTACCAGGCTTGATCAGATTATTCAAACACACAAAGATCGCAAGGAAAAGACTGCTAAGCGCAGAGCTGAAAAACGCGGCAAACCTATTACACTAGACGAAGTACAGTTTATAATTCAAAGCTATCTTGCTGGCGAGCCTGTAAGTGAAATAAGCAAAAATACTTATCGTGGCACTCAGCTTATTAAGCAAGTTCTAGATATGCACAATGTGCCTATTCGTAAAAGTAGCCCAGACTATTTTAAACCTGAGTTAATTCCTGAGGGCGCAATGCAAGATAAATTTGCTATAGGTGAAGTAGTGTACAGTGCCAGATACGATTCAATGTGTAAAATACAAGCAGAACAAACACACGCAGAATATGGTTGGATTTACAGAGTATGGTTGCTTAGTGAACGCTGGTTACAAAGCGCATATCAACCAGCTTGTGAATTAGCTAGTCTTAAACATTTGCGCGAACTAGGAATTAAAGTTTAATGGACTCAAATATTCTATATGAAAAACTAATTGAAGAAAACTTAGATAAAGGTTTTCAGGTTAGGCTAGTAGTCAATGACTTTAAAGACGTTACTTACCTACAACTTAGAAAATACTTTTTAAGTTATGAAGGTGACTGGATTCCTAGTCGTGAAGGCGTAAGTATTCCCGCTTCACTACAAAATATCTATAGTTTGCTAGATGGATTATTTGATATTTGTAGTCAGGCAGAAGGCGAAGAAATTATTGAAAGCTATGCTCGTCAGCTACTAGAAAAACCTACTTGATTTTATCTGTTTAAACTGGTATAATATATTATATTTTGAAAAAGGAAATATGATGAAACAAACCGTTGCAATTTTTGTTCATGATCCTGTGTGTGAAGTAGAGTGTGCACTAGCTATGGAAGCTGCACTTCAAGATAAATTTGAAGTAAAGTTGTTTGGCATTGAAGATCTTAATAGTAAATTTTTGCTTAATGTAGATATTCTGGCTTTTCCTGGCGGCATTGGCGACAGCGATCAGTTTGATGAAATTTTTGAGCCAGATCATGTTGACGTAGTTCGTGACTTTGTTAGCGATGGTGGCAAATATTTAGGTATTTGCATGGGCGCTTACTGGGCTGGCAGCTATTACTTTGACATTCTTCACGGTATTGAGCCTGTACAGTATATTTCTCAGCCAGATGCAGATATTGTAACTGAAGGCCCTACTCTTGCAAGTGTAGAGTGGAATGGTCAGCAAGAAGATATGTATTTTTATGATGGCTGTGCTTTTGTTGGTAATTTAAGTTTTACTGATATTATTGCTACTTATGCCAATGGTGACGCAATGGCAGTTTATCAAAATACAGTAGGGCTGATTGGTTGTCATCCGGAAAGCGAACAGTGGTGGTATGAACTAGATGATTTTGTTGGTTGGCATGAAGGTTATCATAATCAACTTTTTTGTGAGTTTGTGGAAGGTCTATGACACTTAAACAGTACCTAGATAGTGCAAGTCAAGCTTATTATGCAGGCTTACCTATTATTAGTGATTTGCAGTTTGATCGCCTAGCTGAAACTATTGGATATTCAGCCGTAGGCGCACAGGCTCAAGGCGCTAAAGCTAAGCATTATTATCCTATGTATTCTCTACAAAAGCACTACGAAGATGAGGGTAAGGCTAATCCACTAGCAGGCATGGGCGATATTAGCATGAGCGTTAAACTTGATGGCGCTGCTGTTAGTTTGTTGTATGTAGATGGTAAATTAGTGCAAGCACTTACTCGTGGTGATGGAGTAGAGGGTCAACTAATTACCGATAAACTGCTTAGTACTGCAAGCCTAGTTCCACATACTATTCCTTATAAAGAAGTAATTCAAGTTACTGGCGAGATTGTTGCTCCACAACATATTTCTAATGCTAGAAATTATGCTGCTGGTAGCCTTAATCTTAAAGATACTACTGAATTTGGTACTCGTGCTATTAGTTTTTTTGCATACGGTGTTCAGCCATTTGTAGGACAAACTTACGATGCCGATATGCGTATGCTAAAGCAGTTTGGTTTCAATACTGTGCAGGAAACTGATTTAGAAAAAATTTATCCTACTGACGGTGTAGTATTTAGGCTTAACAACAATCACCAGTTTGAACAACTAGGTTATACTAGTAAACATCCACGAGGTGCTTATGCTCGTAAAGAGCGTGCTGATCATGTAGAAACTAAATTGTTAGATGTTGAATGGCAAGTTGGTAAAAGTGGCAAAGTAACACCAGTAGCAATCTTAGAGCCTGTGTTAATAGGTGATGCTATGGTCAGCAGAGCCACACTAAATAATCCAGGTTTTATTGAAGCACTAGGCCTAGAAATTGGTGATACTGTAGCAGTAGTACGCAGCGGAGAAATAATTCCCTGCATTTTACACAAGGTAGAGGCATAGAAAATTTTCACTTGCAAAACCTAGCCTAATACTGTATAATACATTATTAAATTTGAAAAACGCACAATGAAGATCAAAATTCCCACTAATTGTCCGTGTTGTGAGTATACCCTAGAGCTTGTTAACGATCAACTTTTTTGTCGTAACCAAGCCTGTGGTGCACAGTTAGGTAAAAAATTAGAGCATTTTTGTAAAACATTGGGCATCAAAGGCATGGGTGCTAAAACACTAGAAAAACTTCAACTAAGTGATATTACTGAAATTTATTATCTTGAGCTTGATGAAATTATTGCGGCATTAGGTAGTGAAAAAATTGCAGTAAAACTACTAGATGAAATTAATCGTTCTCGTAATAGTGATTTAGCAACCATATTGCCTGCTTTTAGCATACCGCTTGTAGGTAACACAGCAGCACAAAAAATCAGCAAAGTAGTGCATAGCATTGATGATATTACCGAAGAACAGTGTAAACAAGCAGGTCTAGGAGAAAAAGTTACTAATAATCTAATCTCTTGGCTAGAGACAGATTTTCAAGAAATGAAAGAGTTCTTGCCATTCTCTTTTACAGTAGATAATAAACCAGTAGCCAATGCAATCGGCGAAGTTGTTTGCATAACTGGTAAGTTAGCTTCATTTAAAACTAAAGCAGAAGCCACAAAAGCACTAGAAAATGCAGGTTTTAAAGTTACTGATTCAGTAACTAAACAAACTAATTATTTAGTAGATGAAGATAACAAAGGCAGTTCAAAACGTATTAAAGCCGATCAACTCGGTATTACAATCATCAAAAACTTATTACACTTCTTAAACGAGAAAAAATATGACTGAAAAACTTAAAAAATGGTCCGACGAAGCTGTTGCTCAACTTCTAGAAATTGTAGGACATGAGTCCCCTGTATCGGTTTCTAAAGTTGAACAAGCCGCTGAAGCCCTTGATGTTAGCACACGTAGTGTAGCTGCAAAACTACGTCAACTAGACCATGAAGTAGTTAGCATGGCAAAAGAAAAAGTTAGCGCATTTACTGAAGATGAAGGTAGTGCACTTGCTAATTTTGTTAATAGCAATGCTAATGTATTTACCTATAAACAAATTGCAGAAAAATTTGCTGATGGCAAATTTACAGCAAAACAAATTCAAGGCAAACTACTTGCCCTAGAAATGACTGGCAGTGTTAAGCCTGCTGAAAAAGTTGAGGTAGCACGTAGCTATACAGAAGCTGAAGAAAACAAGTTTGTTCAGATGGCTGAGCGCGGTAGCTTTATTGAAGATATTGCACAAGCTCTTAACAAAACTGTTGCTTCAGTTCGTGGCAAAGCACTTAGCCTTACTCGTAAAGGTCAAATTGCAAAGATTCCAGCACAACGCGAATCACACGCTAAAGATCAAGTAGATCCAATTGTTGCACTTGGTGAGCGTATTACAACTATGACTGTTGCAGAAATTGCAGCTAAAGTTGATAAAACTGAGCGCGGTCTACGCACCCTGCTTACACGTCGCGGCATTAATGTTGCTGACTACAAAGGAGCCGATAAAAAGGCTAAAGCAGAAGCTAAACTAGCTGCTTAAATCCCTTTAAACAGCAGGGCCGGGAGTTTTTATAGGCTCCCGGCCTTTTTTACTTTGGAAACCAGTAAATGAAAGTTACCATTACATATCACGACTCAGAGTCGTTTACTGTTGAAGAAGTAGTAATACAAGCAGTTCATAATTATGGCCGTTTAGCTCAGGTAGATGTAATGCCTGATTCTACAATGGCCTATGATCATATCTATTTTGGTTTACAACAATTAGTTACTCATGAACAATTAAGTATGTTGTTTGATAAAGATACTAGTTATCAACAAGATATTAAACGTCTGCGTAATCAAATTATTTACAAAGTAACAGAAATTATAGACCAAGTAATAGTAGATAATGAATCTAAGGTAGGTTAATATGGATGTTTCAGCCGTAGTCTTAAACAAGCTGCTTCAAGAGCAAAGTCTAGATATTTGGGCCAAGCTAAAGCTAGTGTTTTTAGATCCGGCTTACTCGTCCTTGTATAGTGTTATCAATAAGCATTATGAAAAGTATAATGCACTTCCAAATTTTGATGACCTAGAACTTACACTGCGAGAAGGTCCTGCATCAAAAATACTAGCTACGCTAAAATTAACAGAAATTCCAGACGTAACAGCAGAAATAGCACTTGATGCACTTATAGATCAATATACGCAAAATGAAACTGTAAAACTACTAGACAAATTTGTGGATAAACTTCCACTGTACGATTCAAATGAAATAAAAGAAAACTTAGCATCTATTGCACTAGTAATTGAAGAAAAAACGCATACTAGTGAAAAAGTATTTACTATGGCAGATATAATGCTTTTTCAACATCCCGAAGATTTAGAAAAAGAACGTGTTTATCTTGGACTTAATAATACTTTTGATAGCGTACTTGGTGGTGTTGCTAGACAAGAACTTATCTTAATTGGCGGTAAACGAGGTAGCGGTAAAAGTATTACCTGCAGTAATATTTTTATCAATCAATACGAATCCGGAAACAGTAGTATTTATTTTAGTATTGAAATGACCGCCTATGAAACTATGCAACGAAACTTAGCAATCTTAGCTAATGTAAATTTGCAAAATTTAAAGCAAAATAAACTAACTGATCAAGAAATACTACAAGTAGTGCAAGCTAGAGCTTCAATGTTTGAAGGCGCAGAATCTGTGGCCGATGAGTTTTTACGCCACAGAGACAGATTTAAATTTGAAGAAACTTTAGTTAGAAACTTTAAACTAAAGTCTGATAATCAAATGATTATTGTTGATGACAGAGATTTGACTTTAGGTGCTATTGATTTGCATATTGGTAAAACTAAAGCTAAATTTGGTGATAAACTATCAGTTGTAGTTGTAGATTACTTAAATCAAATTGTTATAGAGGGCAATAGTCAGTACGACTGGCAACCACAAATTGAAGTCTCAAAGAAGTTAAAAAACTTAGCTAGAAAATACGAAGTAGTTATTGTAAGCCCTTATCAAATTGATGCTAGTGGTGAAGCCAGATTTGCCAAAGGCATTTTAGATGCAGCAGATATAGCGTTAGTAATGGAAGCACATGAAAAAGATGCACAAGCAATTAGTTTTGAAACAACAAAGATTCGTGGGGGAAAAGAGATGGCATTTACATGCCCTATTAATTGGGACACACTTAGAATTGCCCCCCAAAGCATTGATCAACCATCTAAAAAAGAACCTGTCAAAAAAGCAAATAAAAAAACAAATAATCAAACACAAGAACTCGCAACTGATTTACCTTGGGACGCATAGAGATGGATCCCGTTTTAGACTTGATTCAAAAAAACGGATTGCAATTTCAAGTATCCGGTCGAGATTACTTGATCAAATGTTTAAACCCAGAGCACCCAGACACAAATCCTAGCTTTAGAGTAGATAGAGTAAGTGGAATAGCACATTGTTTTAGTTGCGGATTTAAAACTAATATATTTAAATATTATGGAATCTTCAGCAATCCTATTCCTATAAAAATTGCTAAACTAAAAGAAAAACTGCAAGATTTAAAAATGCAAGCACACGGTGTAGAACTTCCTGCAGGTGCTACACCATTTACTAAAACTTTTAGAGGCATTAGTCAACAAACTTTAAAACATTTTGAAGCTTTTTACACTAATCAAGTAGAAAAACTACAAGATAGAATTATTTTTCCTATAAAAGATATAACTGGAAAAACCGCAGTATATGTTGCTAGACATATGTTATCAAATGGTAATCCTAGATATATTAATTATCCTAGCAAAGTTCAAATGCCTATTTTTCCTGCACAGATACCAGCAGGATATAAAAGTTTAGTAATTGTAGAAGGCATATTTGATATGCTAAATCTTTACGATAAAGGTTTAAAAAATGTAGCTTGTGCATTTGGCACAAATACTCTACAAGCAGATACAAAACTAAAAATGTTCCCGTATAAAGCTCAAGGCATTAGTCACATATACATATTATTTGACGGAGATGATGCAGGAGAAAAAGCGGCAGAAAGCTTAAAATTAACGCTTGAACAACTAGAATTTATAGTAGAAATTATTAAATTGCCAGACGGAACTGATCCAGGCGATTTAGATCAACTTAATGTACAAAGCATTGCAGAATATATTAAAAAATAACTTGATTATTCTAGCCAAATACGCTATAATAAAGTATTACTGGAGAAATTATGAAAAAAGTTGCGCTAATAGACAAAGCACCAAATCGCACTAGATATAGTGAGTATTTTAACTTTGACTTCGATCACTATCATATGAGTGATGTACCTATTACAAAATTATTGAAAAAAGACGTTACACTACAGTTTGACGCAGAACCGTATGATTTAGTAATATTAGTAGGTGCTGAAGCTGCAAAAGAATATGCTAAAGTTACTAGTGTGACTAATTATGCAGGTCAACTAGTTAACGAAAAATTTGTTTGTATTACAAATCCAGCAATGTTAGCTTTTAAACCTGAAGGCAAACCTGACTTTCAGCGTGCTGTAGATAAAATTCTTAAATATTATAATGATAGTATTGTTGCACCTAGTAGTGGTGATTTTGGCGGTATTAATAACACAGACCAAGCAAAAACGTATTTAAAAGAAATCTTAGCAAATGCACAAGGATATGTTGCTTGGGATACAGAAACTACTAGTTTGTATCCTAGAGATGGGTATGTGCTAGGCGTTAGTTTAACTTATAAAACTAAACAAGGCAGATATATTCTTACAGACTGCATGGATGAGGACTGCATAGATTTACTGCAACAAATTGCCAATAAATTTTATACCATTTTTCATAATATGAAATTTGATTATAAAATGATTAGCTATCACCTAGGCATTAACTTTCCTAGAGATAGAGTGCATGATACTATGGTCATGCATTATGTACTAGATGAAACCGATAGTCATGGATTAAAACAACTAGCATTAAAATACACAGACTATGGTGATTATGACAGTGCACTAGATGATTTTAAAAAGAGCTATTGTAGTCAATACAATATTTTACAAGAAAACTTTAGCTATGACTTAATCCCCTTTGAAATTATTAGCGAATATGCTTCAATTGATACAGCCGTAACTTTTGAACTATTTCACAAGTTTTGGCCTATTGTGCAAGCCAATGAAAAATTTACCTGGGTATATAAAAATTTACTAGTAGACGGTACACTGTTCTTAATGGATATGGAAGAAGTAGGTATTCCAATCTGTAAAGATCGTATGCACAGAGCTAATCTCTATCTAGACGATGAAATTCAGCGCGCTAAAGAAGTAGTATTTAGTTTTGATGCAGTTAAACAGTTTGAACAAGCTAGTGGAAAAATCTTTAATCCTAATAGCGTAATGCAACTACGTGAAGTATTATTTGACTATTTAGGTCTAGAGCCTACTGGTAAGAAAACTGGTACTGGTGCAGTTTCAACCGATGCCGAAGTTTTAGCACAACTAGCCGAAGAACACGAATTACCTGGCGCAATTTTAAAAGTGCGACAATTAGGTAAAATTCAAAATACTTATATTCAAAAAATCCTGCCGGAGTTAGACAAAGATGGGCGAATTCGTACAAATTTTAATCTTATTTTTACCACTAGCGGCAGGTTGTCTAGTAGTGGGAAATTTAACGCTCAGCAGATTCCACGAGACAATCCAATCATCAAAGGGTGTATCCGTGCTCCACAGGGATATAAAATAGTATCACAAGACTTAGCCACAGCTGAAATGTACTATGCTGCTGTACTTAGCGGCGACAAAAATTTGCAACAAGTATTTAGTAGTGGCGGAGACTTTCATAGCACAATTGCTAAAATGGTATTTAACTTGCCTTGTCCTGTAGAAGCAGTTAAAAAAGAGTATACTAGTATGCGACAAAGTGCAAAGGCAATTTCTTTTGGTATTCTTTACGGTAGCGGTGCTAATAAAGTTTCACAAACTGTAAGTAAAGCAACTGGTGAAGTATATCCTGTTGAACAAGCTCGTGAAGATATTAAAGCATATTTTGGTAAATTTAGCAGGCTAAAACACTGGCTAGATGAACGTAAAAGTTTTATTGAACAAAACGGGTTTACTTATTCATTTTTTGGTAGAAAACGCAGATTGCCTAATGTATTTAGCAGCGATAAAGGTATTGCAGCTCATGAAGTACGCAGCGGAATTAATGCCGAAGTACAATCACTAGCCAGTGACGTTAATCTGCTTGGAGCTATGCGAACTGCCAAGCATATTGTGCAAGAAAAACTAGATGCAAAAATCTTTATGCTTGTACATGATTCTATTGTAGCGCTGGTAAAAAATGAACACGTTGCACAGTATTGTAAAATACTTAAATTAAATACTCAGTATGACCATGGCTGTAGTATTCCTGGTACGCCTATTGGTGTAGATCAAGATATAGGCGAAGACTATAGTTTTGGTGATTTTGAGGTACGCTATGAATTTGCTGGAGATAAGTTGGCCCGTATTTAGACTTGGCGAACATAAGCCTACTATAGAAAACAACCTTGTCTACTATTCAAAAGAATACGTAGACAAGGAATCTTTAGAAACTAAAATTGGCTTACGTATTGTAGATGATAAATCTGTGCAAGGAACTACACTAGGATTGCGCAGGTTAATTATTACAGATGCTAGGCTTTTTCCTATACGACAAGCTATATATTTTTTAGGTGATTTAATTAAAATAGCCAAACAAACTACGTGGTTTATTGACAACACCGGAAAAGTATTTCAGTACAGAAAATCTAGTCGCGCCAAGCTGACTGCGTACAAGATTAAAAAAGTTTTGCCGCTTGAGGGTATGGGTGCTATTATTGAAGTGCAAGGTCTACCACAGCGATTTAAATGTATGTACGCACCTAAACCAGAACAATTTTACGCAGGCATACTTCGTTGGGGTTTAAGCTATGTATTATACGGATTTTATGATGAACAATTTAAAGCAACATATAGGTTAGTATAATGGCTAAAGCAATTATAAGTAACAGAATTTACTTAGATAACCCTGGTGTAGAAGAAACCAAGCAAATTATAAAAACGCTTACCTATAAAATTCACAAAGACACGGGCAGCAAGCAATTTAGTACTGTAGAAACTATTAGAAACTATAAAATTTTACCTAAAAATGTATTAAGTATACCACAAGGACGATTAGATTTAGTTCCTAAAAATTACGAAATTGTAGAAAAACGCACACAAATACCAGCACCTTTTCCTGAAACTAAGTTTTCACTACGTGATACACAAAAAGTAGTTTATGATGAAGTTACAGATACGTGTTTTATTAATGCCTTAGTTGGTTGGGGCAAAACTTTTACTGCACTACATCTTGCTAAAAAGTTTGGTCAAAAAACACTAGTAGTTACACATACTACGGCACTACGAGATCAGTGGCGTGAAGAAGTAGAAACCTTGTTTGGTATGCGTGCTGGAGTTATTGGTGGCGGTAGCCTAGACTGGGAAGACCATGCTATTACAATAGCTAATGTTCAAACACTAGTAAAACATAGTGCAAAATTAAGCAAAGAGTTTGGCACAATAATTTTAGATGAAGCTCATCATTGTCCTGCTAGTACATTTTCTCAACTAATAGATGATTTCCATGCTCGTTATAGAATAGCACTTAGTGGAACTATGATTCGCAAAGACGGTAAACACATAATGTTTGCAGACTTTTTTGGTCAACAAGTGTATAAACCTCCACAATCTCATACTTTAAATCCTGAAGTTAAACTAATACAAACTGGTATTACCTTAAAACCTGGAGCTACTTGGGTAGAAAAAATTAACTTACTTACTGAAGACCAAAGCTATCAAAAATTTATTTCTGCACTAGCAAAAATTCAAGTAGAATTAGGACACCAAGTTTTAGTTATTGCAGATAGAGTTGGATTTTTACAAAAGGTAAAAGACTATGTTGGAGAAACCTGTGTGTTGGTTACTGGGGAAACCAGTTTTGAACAGCGACAACAAATTAAACAGCAATTACTCACAAAAGAAAAAATGTGTATTGCTGGTAGTAGGCAAATCTTTAGTGAAGGTATCTCCATAAATTCACTTAGTTGTGTTATCTTGGCAGTACCTATTGCAAATGATAGTTTACTAGAACAAATTGTTGGTAGAATTCAACGTCAATATGAAAATAAACTAGTGCCTGTAGTTTTAGATATGCAATTTTCTGGTTTTATGGATAAAAAACAAAACAGGGATCGACTAGGATTCTATATGCGTAAAGGTTGGGAAATTGAAATGGTATAAAAATTTACACTTGTAAACTTATACTTATTGTGTTATAATATATTCTTAAATCACAAAAATGACTTTATTTTTTAACCTAAAAATCTTAGAACAAGACACAAAAGGTGATACGGAATATTTGGTAGAAGCCCTTAATAAATTTTACAAGGGTATAACTATACCAAAAAACAAACAAGAAAAATACAAGCCATTACCAAGGTTACAGGCAGGCAGTAGTTTTATACTCAAACCTAAACCATTTTTTGATAACACGGGCATAGATTCAGTCTATAGAGCGCAATACATTAAATTAGCTGCATTAAGAAACTATGGTTTATATAAAACTAATGGCATTAAATTTGTAGACTTAACTCTGTATCCTGATATTGATTTAAACAACATAAAATCAAACCCGCTTTTAATAATTGCTAACAAACAAATTAAATTTATACACGAGGAAACTTAAAAATGGCACTAAGCTTTAAGCAAACCAAAGGTCGCGCACAAAAAAGTTCAGTTGAAAGCTACGAGTACAAAGACGGTGAAAATACCGTTCGCTTAATTGGCGGAGTACTACCACGTTATATCTACTGGGTAAAAGGTACTAATAACAAAGACATTCCTATTGAATGCTTGGCGTTTAGTCGTGAAAAAGAAAAATTTGATAATCTAGAAAAAGACTGGGTTCCTGAATTTTATCCTGATCTTAAGTGCAGCTGGAGTTATGCAGTTAACTGTATTGACCCTAAAGAAGGCAAAGTTAAAGTTCTTAACCTAAAAAAGAAACTATTTGAACAAATTATTACTGCTGCAGAAGATTTAGGTGATCCTACAGATCCAGAAACTGGTTGGGATGTAGTTTTTAAACGAGTAAAAACTGGGCCTCTTGCATATAATGTAGAGTACACCTTGCAAGTATTGCGTTGCAAACAGCGTAAACTAAATGCACAAGAAGCAGAACTAGCAGAAAAAGCTCAGCCTATTGATGAAAAATATCCTCGTGGAAATCCTGATGAAATTAAAGCACTACTTGAAAAGCTACAAGCAGGTGCAGATGAAGAGCAGACTCAAAGCGAACAAGAAGCTGTAAAAGAGCTAGGTTAAATAACAAAGCCCGCTAAAGCTAATACTTTAGCGGGCTATTTTGTCTGGTAAAAAATGAACATATTATTCACAGCAGATATACACATAAAACTGGGTCAAAAAAATGTTCCAGTTGATTGGGCTAAAAATAGATTTCAACTATTTATAGAACAATTTCAAAAAATGCAAAGGCATGCTGACTTAGTAGTCTTAGGCGGCGATATTTTTGACAGATTGCCTACAATGGACGAAGTTGAGCTGTACTTTGACTTAATTGCTAGTATTGATGTAGAGTGCATAGTCTACCCTGGTAATCACGAAATGCTTAAAAAAGATACTACTTTTTTAAGTTATTTAAAACGTGCTACTACTAGAATCAATCCACTAGTAACTATTGTAGATGACTTCTATACTAGACACAACATTGATTTTGTGCCTTACAACAAACTAAAAGAGCTTGAGACTACAAAGTACACTTTTGCAGAAAAGATTTTGTGTACTCATGTACGCGGCGAAATCCCACCACACGTTAAACCTGAAATTGATCTTGGCTTACTAGATCGTTGGCAACTAGTACTGGCAGGAGATTTACATAGCTATGAGAACTCACAAAGAAATATTATATATCCAGGCAGCCCTTATACTACTAGCTTTCACCGTAATGAGGTTAATACTGGAGCTATATTACTAGATTGCAATAATTTAACACATATCTGGATGCCTTTTAAATTACCGCAATTGATCAAACAAACAGTAGGTGTGCACGACCCTAAACTGCAAACTGAATTTCATCATACAATTTATGAAATTGAAGGCGATTTACACGAACTAGGGCAGCTAGAAGATAGTGATCTTATTGACAAAAAAGTAGTTAAACGCGCACAAGAAACTCAACTAATATTAGATCCAGAACTTTCGCTAGGCGAAGAAGTCAGGGAATATTTAACTTATATTTTACAGCTTAATGAAGCAGCAGTTGTTGAAACATTAAAAGAATTTTACAATTATGCGGATAAACTAGAATGATTACATTAAAACAATTAAGTTGGTCTAATGCTTTTAGTTATGGTACAGCTAATAAGATTGATTTTACTCAGAGTCCGCTTATTCAACTTGTAGGTAAAAATGGGCATGGTAAAAGTAGTATTGCATTAATTTTAGAAGAAGTCTTATTCAACAAAAATAGCAAAGGCATTAAAAAAGGCGATATTTTAAATCGTTATATAAAAGATAAAAACTATCAAATTGAACTTATTTTTGTTAAAGATGGTTGTGAATATAAAATTGAAACAAAACGTGGTGCTCAACAACAAGTAAAACTTTATAAAGGTTTGGAAGACATTAGTGGACATACGGCCACTACAACCTATAAATTAATAGAACAACTTATAGGTATAGACCATAAAACTTTTTCACAAATTGTATATCAAAGTCATGCGGGTAGTTTAGAGTTTTTAACTAGTGCAGATACTGCTAGAAAAAAGTTCTTAATTGAATTATTAAATTTAGGCAAATACACACAAGCCGGAGAAGTATTTAAACAAGCAGCTACAGAAGTAGGTAAAGACCTTACAGAAGCACAAGCTAAATTAAGTACTATTCAACAATGGATTACTAAATATAGTAAAACAAATTTTGAAACAAAAGGTTATACTCCAATTCCCGTTTTAGACGATAGTTTAGTAGCAGAAGCTAGTAGATTATCAACTACTATTCAAGATATTGAAAAAACTAATAAAAAAATTACGCAAAATAATACCTATAAACAACTAAAAGATAAAATTAATTTATTACCAGTGCCTGATAAACCTGAAGAAGATATAAGTTTATCAGTAACTAAAAAAGCTGAATATGATAAAACTATTCAAGATGCTACTATATTCAAAAAGAAAATGGCAGCTTTGCATGGTAATTGTCCTACGTGCTTACAAACCATTGACGAAGAAAAAACCAAAAATTTAGTAACGGAACAAGATACAATCATTCTAGTAGCTAAAGCCCAAGTAGATCGTGAAACTACAAGAATTAGAGTTTATAGTGAACAATTAAATAAATGGAACACAGCGCAACGTAATCAAGAAGATTGGGAAAAATATCATCAATTAATTGATGTGGAACTACCAGAAAATCTATTAGACGAAGCAATATTACAAAAACAATTAAAAAATTTGCAAGAACAAATAGCAAAAACAAAACAGGATATTGCTAATGCAGAAAAACACAATCACGAAGTAACTGCACACAATAATCGACTAGAGTTAATAAAATCACAAATAGTTGAAATGGAAACAGAACTTGGTGAATGGACTGCAAAAGCTAATCAGTTAACTGCAAAACTAAATACTATTAATACACTAGTAAAAACTTTTAGTACTACTGGTTTAGTTGCGTATAAAATTGAAAATCTTGTTAAAGACCTAGAAGTTATTAGTAATGAATATCTAGGCGAATTAAGTGGTGGTAGATTTCAAATCAGTTTTCAAATCAGCGGCAGCGACAAACTAAATGTTGTTATTACCGATAATGGAATAGATATTGATATCTTAGCTCTTAGCGGGGGTGAGCGAGCCAGAGTTAATGTAGCAACATTGCTAGCAATTAGAAAGTTAATGCAGAGTTTAAGTCATAGCAGAATTAATTTGTTAATCTTAGACGAAACTATTGAAGCTTTAGACGTAGATGGTAAGGAGAAACTAATTGAAGTCTTACTTAAAGAAGAATCTCTTAACACAATACTCGTTAGTCATGGATTCAGCCATCCCCTATTGGAAAAGGTACACGTTGTTAAACAAAACAACATTTCTAAAATCGATGGATAATAATATGTATAAAATCGAACGTATAATCAGAGCCAAAGCTACAGCAGTTGTAGATGGCAGAGAAACAGAACTTATGGAAGGTGACTACCTTACTGAAGATCAACTTAAAACACTAAAAGTTTATGGTGAAAAATTAATTTATAGGATTGATCAAAACTGCACTGGAGAAGTTTGCGGAATTGATATTGAAGCATACTTAGCACCAGTACACACAAATAGTGCACCTATGGTACAGGTATTTCCTGATCCTATGACAGAAGTAATTCCTGAATCTATAAAATAATGGTAGATTCTAGAGCTAAAGGCGCTAGAACAGAAACAGTAATCAGGGATCTTCTTCGCAAACACACTAGATTAGGGTGGGAGAGGGTTCCTGGTTCAGGTGCACTAGATGAAAAACATGGATTAAAAGGCGATCTATATGTTCCTAACTACAACAACATATTTTGTGTTGAGGCAAAAGGATATGCAGATGATCATTTAACTAGCGCAGTATTAACATCTAAGTCTCCACAATTACTAGAATTTTGGCAACAAACTATTCGTCAAGCTAAACAGGTTACTAAACTGCCACTGCTAACTTTTAAACATGATCGAAGCAAAGTGTTTGTAGCCTTTAGCAGTGATTATTGTATACCAGAAAACTATCATCATTTTTATGTGTACAGACAGCCACATAGTTTCTATGTTGCGCTTTTAGAAGACTGGTTAACGTTTGAGCATCCACAATTTGTATCTTGACTTAATGGTTAATATTTAGTATAATATTAAATGAAAAATATTTTAATAAAACCAACACTAGACTGGATATACAATGATTTTAAATCCAATCGTTTTAGGTTTATTATGGAGCTTATTGCTTGGGCTCTTAGTATTGGGTGTGCTGCTATTATGGCTGGAACAGTACCAAACCCTCCACTTATGGCTCTTTATCCCACTTGGATTACTGGTTGTGCTATTTATACCTGGTGTGCTTGGTCTCGCCGTTCATTTGGTATGCTTGCTAACTACCTCTTGCTTGTCTCCATTGATACACTAGGACTTATAAGACTATTAACATGAGTAAAACATTTCAACAAGTTTCAGAACAAGAAAATTGTTTAATGGTAGTAGATGCACTAAATCTAGCATTTCGTTGGAAACATAGTGGTGCTACAAATTTTGCAGAAGACTACAAACGCACAATAGAAAGCCTAAAGAAAAGCTATAAAGCTCGTTGGGTTATTATTGCGGCAGATCAAGGTTCTAGCAGTTATCGCAAAGAAATTTATCCTGAATACAAACAAAATCGTAAAGATAAATTTGCTGAACAAACCGATGCTGAACGCGCAGCTTTTGAAATGTTTTTTGAAGACTATCAAGCTAGTTTAGATCATATTCGTGAAAGTACTAGTTATCCAGTTATACAGTTTAAACAAACTGAAGCAGACGATATTGCTGCATATATTACTAGTGTTTGTCATACTTGTCCTATTGATCATGTATGGATGATTTCTAGTGATAAAGACTGGGATCTATTAGTTAGCAACAAAGTAAGCAGATTTAGTTATGTAACACGTAAAGAAATAACTGCTAATAACTGGCATACACACTACGACTTTCCGCATGAACACTATATTTCAATAAAGTGTTTAATGGGAGATAATGGCGATAATGTACAGGGCGTAGAAGGCATAGGCCCAAAACGCGCACAACAATTAGTTAGCGAGTATGGCACTGCACTAGATATAGTAGCAGAGCTACCTATTCAAAGTAAATTAAAATATATTAAATCACTAAATCAAGCTAGTGATAAAATTTTACTTAATTATCAGCTTATGGATTTAGTAACTTTTTGCAGAGATGCGCTAGGTGAAAACACCAAGCAAATAGATGAAATTTTAAAAGAATATTGCAAGGATTAATATGGTTAGCACAAGAGCACAAGTAATTACCCGTCGCACTTATAATAGACCTACTAGTGACGATGGAAAACAGTTTGAAACATGGGAAGAAACAGTTGCTCGTGTAATTGATCATCAAGCATGGCTATGGGAACGTGCAGTTAGTCGTGAATTAAATGATCAAGAGTATGCAGAACTTTATGACTTAGAACAGCTAATGCTAGATCGCAAAGTATTAATGAGCGGTCGCACACTTTGGCTTGGTGGAACTAAAGTAGCTAAAACACGGGAAGCAAGTCAGTTTAATTGTAGCTTTACTCATGTAGAAACTGTATATGATGTGGTTGATGTGCTATGGTTATTGCTACAAGGTTGCGGTGTAGGATTTAAACCTATTGTAGGTACTCTTAATGGATTTTCAAATCCAATTAAAAATATCAAAACAATTCGTAGTCAGCGCACTGAAAAAGGCGGCAATGAGTATAACACAGAAACTTGGGATGTAACAACTAAAACTTGGACATTGCAAATTGGTGACAGTGCGGAAGCTTGGGCTAAAAGTATTGGCAAACTATTAGCAGGTAAATATCCAGCAGAAACACTAGTTTTAGATTTTTCGCAGTTGCGTCCAGCAGGAGAGAGGTTAAAAGGTTATGGTTGGATTTCTTCAGGCGATACTGCAATTAGTGCTGCATATACTAGCATTGCCAATATTCTTAATGGTAGGGCTGATAGTCTACTTACTAGGATGGATATTCTGGACATCGTTAATCATCTGGGTACTATTCTTAGCAGCCGCCGAAGTGCTGAAATCGCTCTTTTCGACTATGGTCAGCCTGAGTGGGAAGAGTTTGCGGTAGCTAAAAAAGACTGGTGGCTACATAACAATGAACATCGTACTCAAAGTAATAATAGCCTAGTGTTTAAAGAAAAACCACTGCGCGAAGACTTAGAAAAGATTTTTCACCTAATGCAAGAAGCAGGCGGTAGCGAGCCAGGATTTATTAATGAAGTAGAAGCACTACGTCGTGCACCTTGGTTTAAAGGCGCTAATCCTTGTGTAGAAATTTTGTTGGGCAACAAGAGCTTTTGTAACTTAACAGAAACTGATATTGCTAAGTTTCGTGGCGACAATGCCGGACTACACGCAGCTATTAGACTAGCTGCTAGAGCTAATTATCGTCAAACTTGTGTTGACTTACAAGACGGAATTTTACAAGAAAGTTGGCATTTAAACAACTACTTTTTACGTCTTTGTGGAGTAGGTTTAACAGGCATTGCAATGCGCCCAGATATGGGCAGTTATGACTATGAATACCTAAAACGCACAGCAACTAGTGCTGCAGTAGGCATGGCTCAAGAACTAGGATTGCCAGTTCCTAAAAATGTAACTTGCGTAAAACCGTCGGGTACACTAAGCAAGATTATGGATACTACTGAAGGTGTACACAAACCACTAGGCAAGTACATTTTCAACAATGTGCAATTTTCAAAACACGATCCGGTTGTAGAAAAACTACGCGAAGCTAATTATACAGTAATTAATCATCCAGTTGACGATAGCGGAGTATTAGTAACTTTTCCAGTTTGTTGGGATGGCGTAGTGTTTGATAAAGTTGATGGAAAAGAAGTTAACTTGGAAAGTGCTGTTACACAACTAGAACGCTATAAATTATTGCAAACTAGTTGGAATCAACAAAATACGTCGGTAACTATTAGTTATGATCCAACAGAAATTCCAGCAATTATTAACTGGCTGTTAGACAACTGGGATTGCTATGTAGGCGTAAGTTTTATTTACAGAACTGATCCTAGTAAAACTGCTAAAGATTTAGGTTACTTATACCTTCCGCAAGAAGTAGTAGATGAACAAACTTATAAAAACTATGTACAAATTTTAGGTACAATTGATTTAAACACTGCAAATAGTTTTGATGAAATTACAGATCAAGACTGCAGTACTGGTGCTTGTCCAATAAGGTGATATATGGTAAGAAATAAAAAACCAAAACAAAAAGAATCTGAAAAAGAAATTGAAATTCCTGATAACTACGAGTTTACATTTAAACTTTTAGAAGAAGAAGTTAATGTAATTTTAGTTGCGCTACAAGAACTTCCAGGTAAAATTTGTAATCCACTAACTGAAAACTTGCGTAAACAAGCAATTGAACAGCTAGAAGGCAAAACAATACACCATACAATTGATGAAAATGTTGGTGTAGAAGAACAAATGGGTGGTTAATAAAAAAGCCTCTAAGCTTAACAGCTTAGAGGCTTTTTTTAATTGTTGTAGGCTAAAATAACTTGTTTACACATTGGACTACGAACAATATCATCATCTTCAAATCTAACTAATTCAACGCCAGGTAGTCTGCTTAGTCTACTAACTGCATCTTCTAGGCCGCTGTCTATAATATCACACTGCTTAGGATCACCACTTAAGATAACTTTGCAATTTTTTCCTATACGGCTTAGCAACATTTTTAGTTCAGTTTTAGTTAAATTTTGTGCTTCGTCTACTAAAATTACTGCGTCGTCAAAACTCATGCCGCGCATAAATCCAATAGGTTTAGGGTCTATATCTTTGTTTTTTAATGCATATTGATAAAATCCAATACCTAGTGTTTTAGTAAATACTGAATCAAAAGGCTGTAAGTAAGGAGCATATTTGTCTTCTAGTTTGCCTGGTAAAAATCCCATTCCACGACCAGTTTCTACATTTGGTCTAGTAAGTATAATTTTTGTGATTTTTTTGTAAAATAGCTGTGCTGCTGCATAGCTGGCAGCTACATAGGTTTTACCTGTGCCAGCACTGCCAATACCAAAAATAATATCATTACGTTTAATAGCATTTAAATATACACTTTGAATTTCATTTAGTGGTTTTACTTCTTTAAAGACATATTTTTTGCTCTCGTGCACTGGTTCTGAAGCTTTTGTTTCTAGCAGTGCTACTTTGCGAGCTTGTTTACCGGATTGATTAGCCATATAGACCTTTCTAACGTAATTATTTAACTAACTGACTATACTTTAGATTTCTAGTAATGATTACATCCTCCACATGATGACGATTAATATCACAAGCACTACGATTACCATAAAGTGCTACTTTAGATTTTAAACAAAGTTTTTCTACATTATCAAACCAACGATTAGGATCACACCAGCTAGTTAATTTACAAGCACGTCTTTCATGATTTACACCACCTACGCCGCCATTATAAGCAGCATCAGCAAATGCATAAGCTTCACGCTTGTCTGCAGCATATTTATCAAATTGTTGATAATTATCACGCATCATTAGTGTAAGTGCACGAATTTGTAAATCTGGTCTGTCGTAGACTACTTGCCAATTTAATTCCGATAATTCCTTAGGATACTTGTATTTTAGTTCTGATAGAGCATCAAATCTAATAGTACCATCTGGTTTAAAAGCCCTGGTAATTTGTCCAAGTCCTGCACCCTCTTCTCTAGCACTTTTAAGCCTAGACTTAGGATTCCAACATCGTGAATGTTTTAAACTTATGCAGGATTCGTGCTCTATTAAACTAGCAAGGTAGCTGGCTTTGGGTGTTGAGCCCAAACCTTATCTTTTTCCTGTTGCAGTGTAGGTAAATGCTGATGCGCTTGTTCAGGAATATAGGTGGCTACTGGTTGCGCATATACTTGCGAGCCAAATAGTCCAAGTAAGCCATAAATAATTAAACAAAGACCTAAAAACGCTAAGCCTGCGCCAGTGGCAGTTTCACGTGCTTTTTTCATTAAAGCTTCCATATCTGCATAGTCAAATAGTGCGCGACGTGCAAGATGTGCAAACCACACAGCTACAATAGGAGTGGCTAGTTTAGCTAAAAATGGAACGGTTAAGTTACCGCCGTTAGGGTCACTAAGGTACAAGTAAATCATTACAATAAGTGTACCACCAATCATAAAAATATTGCGAAAACGTAAATGTTCTTTCATGGTTTATCCAGGTTAGACAGTTTTCTGATAACATCAATACTGTCTAGTTGTTTTAGGGCGCATTGACCGTAGAGGTTAATGACGGTTAAATAGTGATCTGCAACTTGTTCATAAGTATTGCCAACTAGTGCTGGTAATGGTTCGCAAGCTTGCAGCAGTTTAGGGTCTACTACTACTCTGTTGTTAGTGACTATAGGCGGTGGAATTTCTTGAATTTTTTTATTAAAAATTCCACAGCCGTTTAACAGTATAAGTAATAAACCAAAGGTTATTACTAGTTTTTTCATTTTTGATTGGCTCTAGAAATTGCTTCGTTAATACTATCTAAAAAAATTACTGCTGGTATACACTTGCCATTTTCAATTATAGTAATAGGCTGTGTGTTAAGCTTAGACTTAATTTCACGAATAGTTTTATTTAGTTGTTGTTTTTTAGCTTCACTTTGTTTGGCGGTTTGTTCTAGTGCATTTTCTAGTGTTTGAATTTTTTCTGCTACTTGTTGTTCGTATTTTTGTCGTTGTTGTTCGCACTCTAGTTTAGCTTGTTCAACACCACGATTGTATACAGTTTTATAGCCAAAATAACCTAAAATTAAAACTATGGCTAAAATTAAAGCAGATATAATTACTTTTACGTCATTAATCATATTAGTATATCCTATTCAAATAAAATTAAAAAATTACCAGCAGAAGCTACAGCATCTCTTATACTTACACTAATTGAACTATTTGCAGGACTGTTTAAAGTTAAAACAAATATTTCAACGCCTTCTATAGCAGCATCTACAACAATGTTAAAAGTTTGCTGTGCAGTACCACCAACAACAGTAAAATTACCAGTTAAACTAGCAGGTGTAAAATCTCCAGTAGTTATTGTACCACTGGTGCCACTACTAATAGTATAAGGTACTAAGGTATTATCAAATACATTAGTAGTTGTTAGTGTAATAGTAAAACTTTCACCTTCTGAAACAGTAGTTTTATCAGTTGCTAAACTCCATGTACGAGTTTTGTAATAATCTGCAATAGGTACATCTATAAATGTACCTATTGTATCTAGTGTAAGCCTAAGATTTTCACTACTTTCACTAAAATAATCAGCAAGTGTGGTAACAGTTATTGTACTAGTATTATTTTGTATGTTAAAATTACCAGTAAAACTACTACTACCGCCAATACTAAAATCACTAGCAGTTATACCTGTGCCACTAATAGTATAAGGTACATTAGTTCCATTTGCTACATCTGTAGTAGTTAATGTAATGGTAAAACTACCGCCTTCAGTTACACTAGTAGGATTTGCAGTCAAAGAATAGGTAGGGTGCAATAAGTTTAAAATATTAAAAGTAATACTAGCATTAGTGCCGCCAAGAGTAGAAGCTGTTATTAATGTTACAGTTTCTGTGCTTTCGCTAACATAATCCCAAATAGTATTAAAAGTTAATGCACTAGTTGCACTTAATACATCATTTACTACAGTTGTTGTTCCTAAAGTAAATTGACCGCTAGATACTGTATAATCAGTATTATTAGTTGCTGTACCACTAAGAGTATAAGGTATTGCGGTTCCAGCAGGAATACTAGTAGCAGTTAACGTAATAGTAACAGAATTTCCTTCAGTTATATCACCAGCAGGACTTCGTGATAAACTGTATGTAGGAACTTTACTAGTATCATAAATTGCAAAACTAATAGAGGTTGTTCCGTTACTTAGAGTTAATGTAATAGTTTCATATTGAAGAACAGAACTTTCATCTGTAAAATCAGCAACAGCAGTAATTGTTATGCTAGCAGTGGCTGAAGCAGTACTACCACTCATTGTAAAATTACCACTAAGTGTACTAACTCCATCAATACGTATATCTGTATTATCTACACCAGATATTGTAAAAGGCACTAGAGTACCATTATTTAAATTAGTAGTACTTAGTGTAATAGTTATAGTTGAGCCTTCATTAATATTTCCAGTAGGTGTTCTACTTAAACTAAAGGTAGGAGGCAGTCCATTTTGCCAACCTGTATAGCTGCCACTAACATTACTATTATTACCATAATACCAACCATTTCCGCCAGCTACATTAAAATTATTTATTATAAGTTGATCCGCACTTACCCTATATGTTGAATTATTTGCTAGAATCATGCTGGTATTACTAGCACTGTAAGTACCGTTTACACCTTGTAATCTAACACCATTTATTAAATTAAAAGTTTTTACACCTACGCCATAATAACTATTTATAAATAGTGCACCAGTACTAAAGCCAAAACTTATATCAAAAAAGTGAACAGGATAAACGTTTGGTGTAAGTCCTGTTATCCCTTCTAGTTCAATTTGTACAAAACCAGTGTTGTTTCCAGCAATATACTGAAGATTATTAGTTAATTTGCCTCCGTAACTACTGCTGTACTTACTAAACTTAATATATTGATTGCTGCCAAAGCCTCCAGTGCCACCTATTCCTGAAAAAACTAAATTACTGCTAGTACTGCCAATAAGATTACCACTAGCATTTGTATTAGTATCACCATTATTACCAAATTGAATACCGGTGTCAGTACCGCTACCAGAACCTTGAATTTCTAGTGTTTTGCCAGTAATATTTAATGTAGAATTTTCCGTTGCACGAATTACTTGGTAACAAATTAAACCATAAGTACTAGTATTAGTGTATGCGTCAAAAACAATGCCTTTGCTAAGACTAAGTGTATTAAACTTAAAACTATTACTTGATAATTTAAGATTGGTACTTACTTCACAAGTAATTGCGGGATAAATAGCAGTAGTATTGCTTGTAAATAAAGTAACATCACTGCCTGCTGGAGCACTACTTATTGCTGTTGTTATAAATGTAGGACCTTGTATTGTGCCTGTAACAGTAGTTATAGGATTACTGTATATATCGCCTAAAGTAAGCACGCCGCTGCCAATTGCTGTAATAGCATAAAGACCATTTGTGCCATTATATGCAGGAATATTTCCTGTAACAGCACTAGATGAGCTTGTAATAACCCATGATACATAACCACTAATTGCTTCTTGTCCACTAACACCGGTATTTGCAGTTATAGTTATAGTATAATTACTGCTGTTTCCTGGAACGTCTACCGTACTATTTTTACCTATATGATTAGTACTATCAGCTACATAAAAACCTAACGAACTACTTATGGTTATATTTGAATATGCAGTAACACTAGCACTACCGTTATTACCTAAATAATATGTAATTCTACAAGGATTAGAAACCGTATACTGAATGGTTACACTACCGCTAGCATACTGTCTTTGAAGACTGCCACCACTTATTTGAAGTAGCCCGCTAGCAACAGTACCGCCGCTAGTTTGACCTGAAGTAGTTCCATAAACAGTAATAGAGGCATTGCTTACACTTTGAGCAGTTATAGTATTACTTATATACTTAAAAGCTGTATTGTAAAAACTTCCTGTAATTTGTACTACTTGACCTATTTGTGCTACTATGCCATTGGTTATACTACTATAACTAAGTTGACCTGTAGTGTTAGTAAAACTAGTTGCAATAATACTACCGCTAGATTTTCTATTTCCACCGTCTATTAAATTTATAGACGCATTAGCACCTATAGTATTACTAGGACTGTCATAAGTAAATACAGGTCCGCCTACGTTAAATACACTACTGCTAGGTATATTATAATTTTTTAATAGCAAACTACCTACATTAAAACTAGTATTAGGATTTAAAGTAAAACTGCTCGTAAAATTAGTAAAATCAAAACTAGGTTGAGTAGTAGTTTTTCTATTATTAGTTCCATGATTAATTATACCACCTAAAACATTAACTATAATTTGCCAATTACTACTAAGCAAATTAGTGTATGGAAAATCCCATACAGTACCAGTTGTAGCTAATAAAAATATACTTGTATCAGCTCCGGAAGTAGTAAGATTGTTATATACATGAGTTTTAGTATTAGTAGTATCACTACTACCAATTGTAGTATTTACATATAGTTGTGATGAGTACGTTCCCGAAGTATCATAATTATAATATTTAGTAAAACTTAAGCTTCCGCGATTGTGATAAAATAAACTAGACTGCAATCTGCCAATTATATTTGCCGTGCCTAAAAAAGTACTTGGTAATGTAATTTGACGAACTGTACTTATGTTATACATTGGATAACTATAAGTATATGGACTTGGCGTTACACGAGGTTGAGTAGTTAAAGTATGCTGATCTGAAACTGTTGTAGTAGCTAAATTAACAGCTAAATATTGCCAACCAGCGCGATTAACAACAGTATCTGTTCCTGTTTGACTAGCTAAAAGTTCTCCACCAATACTAAAATCACCGTAAAGTTCTACGCTAAAATTACTTGTATTAATAGGGTACCCGCTACCATATGGACTAATAAAAGAAAAGTCACTAACAAGTGGTGTTCCATTTGTAGTGATTGTTACGCTGTTATAGCTGTTGTCTCTAAAACTACTGGATTGACAAGTAAGCAATACTGTTGATTTATCAGTAATTGCAGCAATATTAGTTTGAGAACCTTGTGTTGCAAAAAGTGGTGATTTTGGCGGAGTAAATGTGCCTGTGTAGACTGCTGTTCCTATAACAAATCTAAAATTGCTAATATACCCATTAAAATATGGACTTACTGCTGTATCCCACCTTCTGCCTATATAAAATCCTGCTTGACTAGTGGTTTGCCATGTAGATACTGTTGCTGTGCCAATTGAAGTACCATTTGCATATATTGTTGCTGAAGATCCAGTATACACATAAGCCAAATGATACCAAGTATTAACAGATAAACTTGTGCTTGACTGTACAACAGATACCCATGTTGAACCAGTATAATACCCAAACCATGGCGTAGCGCCTGCAGCGGTAGTAACTCCGCTGCCCATTCCCATAACAAACGGAAGTGGTCCACTACCTGCATAAGCAGTTGAGGCAATTGCAGCTCCTGAAAAAGAATTAAAATAAACCCAGGCTTCCATTGTAAATGGAGTAGTTGCAGTTGCTAATGAAAATGTTGTGGTAGTAGACAAATAATCTGTACTGCCATTAAATTTACCACTATTATACCCATCTATAGGATAATTATTTGCAATTTTTGGATAATTATAGTTAGAAAAATTTTTGGCATAAAGCGTAGACGGCAACGTACAGCCTTTAAGTATATAAATGCTTGCCGCACTAGCAGTAGTAGGAGCAACAGCTCCAGTATTGATACTGCCTGTACTATTATGCAAAAAACCGGCAAAAGGCGTAAATCCAGCTTGAAAAATTGTTGTAAGGCCAGAATAACTTATATTTAAAGCACCAGTACCAAGTGTTTGAATAAGAGCATAAGAATTATCTTTAAAATCAATAGTTCTAGTACCAGTATTACTAGTAAAGTTACAAGCACTTAATACTGGATCATAGCCATTACCTGTTACTGAAAGCGCAAGTGTTCCTGCAGTATGTGTAACAGTACCAGTAGTAGGATTAAGATTATTATCTAAGTATCGAACTCCATCAACAATATAGGTAGCACCAGCACCATTAAGTATTAAATTAACACATTCTACATAGTACATATTATAAGTAGTAGCAGCACTAAGCGTAATTGTGTTATTTGATTTTACAACATCAGTAACAGTAGCTCCCATAGTATAAACTGTGCCAACAACACCAAGTGTTATATTAGCAGCATATATGTTATCAATTGTGTAACCATAAGAATTAACAGTATTATGATTAAAAGCTGCAAAAGGTACTGTAGTTTTACAATCAGTTTTAACATAAGCAGGATCTCTTGGAGTTAATACTGATTGAAGGGTTAAACCACTTAAATTAGTACTAAGAGTATTACTACCTAAAATACCATCTGTGTAATTTATTTGATATGCTGTTGGATAAACAGAGTTAGCGTCTTCTATAAATGTGCAGTTTTGAGTGTACCAATTAGTTAAAGTACTATTTCGAGCACTAATTATAGTATTATATCTTACACTAGGTGTGGTTGATGTCCAAACATATCCTGTACAAGTATCACTACCAGCTAACCAAAAAGAACCTGCGTACGCGCTGCCAGTAACACTATTAGTATCTCCTGCTGCTGCATAAGTTAAAATACTAGGTATAGTACAACTACCATTAATTTTTAAAATACTATCACTATTACTACTCCAATCTATTTGTTTTGTACCAGTAGCAGCTGCAGTGTAGTTTTGCACTGCAACAGTATAAGATATATATATAGTTCCTGCGGTATGTGTAAGCGTACCTGTAACTAAATTATCTGTTTTTGATACTTGAATATTAAGTGTTCTAATATTAGGATTTGTAGTATAGTTAACATTAAAATTAGTAAATGTTCCGCCATAAATATAACAGTTACTAGTAGCTGTTGAACCAGTTTGTGTTGGTTGAAAATTAACAGTACCAACAGTACCATTAGTAATACTTACATCTGAACTAAGTGTAGTGCCGCTGCCAGCAATAGTAAGCGTACTACAATTAACATTATCAAAATTAATTGCATAATAGCTACTATTTACAGTTACAGTGCCTAGTAGTCCAGCAAAATTATGTGAATATTGCGGTGTATCTGCAGCATTTGATAAAGCATAAGTTAAATTTAAGCCGCTAATGGGTCCAGGATTGCCGCTTACTTGCTTAATACTGTCACCAGCATAGGGTCCATTAATAGTTATTGTACCAGTGGCTCCGCCACTGGCTTCTACTTCTAATCTGGCTATAGTACCGCTTAGAGTGGCGCTACCGCTTCTTAGTATAACAATAAGAGCGTTAATATAAGTTGGTGTACCAAAAGCATGTGATCCACTACCAGCAACTACAAAACCTCCATTACACACATTATTATTAAAACCAGTACCACTAATACTGCAACTGCCTGTGCCAGGCTCTCCAGTTTGATTACTTCTAGTAACTAAATAGCTAGTTCTACCTGCAGCACCTATATCAAAGTACCTAGTCAAAGCACCAGTAGTAAAAGTAGTGCAACGAACACTATTGCTATTAAGTCCGCCAATTATTAAATATTGCGTATTATGAGTAATAGTACTAGGTATATCATAATCTTCAAGATATACGGTACTATAGCTTGTACTACTACTAATTGCTTGACCTATAGTAGTAGTAACTGCAGCAGCACCACTAAAAGGTCTTGCTTTAGATACTGTAACTGTACAAGGTGTACTAGGACTAGTAGGCAAACTTAAGTTTAGTGCGGTAGCTACCTCAATATTATTAAAATTATAAGTAACACCTAAAGCTGTAGTACTAACAGCAATTGTACTTGCTCTACAAAAAGTTACGGTATGTGTACAAGCACTATTAAAAGTAGTAGCAGCAGTAGCACCGCCTGCAAAAGTTATAGTTCCAAAACGTGCAGTACAATTAGTAGTGCTAGTAGCACCACTAGCAGTAGCTGGTTTAGTTATAGTTGCACCAGTCCAAGTACAATTTGCAGTACTGTCTTGTAAGTTGCCGAATACAGTTAAACTACCTGTATTAAAATAATTACCACTTGTCCATAAATTCTCTACACTACCAGTTACTAGTACTCTTGTAGTAGTATTTCCAGTTTCAATGCTTACATTTGGGCAAGTAGCTAAAATACCACCACCAAAAGCTAGCGTTGAATCAACACTAGTAGAACCACTATTTTGAAATCTAATCGTACCAGTTTTACTAGCATAAGTACAAGTAGTTTGACTAGCACTAACTATTGCACCACTAAAACTGCCTGTAAGATTTACATCAGCATTTAAATTCCAAGTTCTAGTAGTAGCACCATTATTAATTAGTGTATTTGTATTAATAACGCAATTATTGGTAAAATTACTGCAAGTAGTAAATGTAAATGCTGAAACAGTAGAATTTGATGCTGTACAATTTAGTGCCCCACTATTATTAAAAGTTAATATAGTTGTACTAGTTTTTGCTACGGTAACTTTATAGCAACTATTAGTACCCCAATTAACAGTGCCACTAAAAGTGCCGCCAGTAAAAGTAAGTACTGCAGCAGTATTAGTTTGATTATAAGTGCCGCTATTAGTAAAACTAGCACCTACTGTTAATCCACCGGCACCGCTGTGTGTAAACCTACCACTAGCTGAAGCTATATTAAGTGTACCACCTACAGCTAGTGTGCTGCTGCCACTATAGGTAAATTGTGCGGAACCATTAACACTCATATTAGTGGTTACAGTTAAACTAGTTCCAGTAATAGTAGCAGTGCCACCAATAGTTAAAGCAGCACAAGTTTGACCAGCTACTGTAACTGTGCCAGCATTAATAAATACATTATCAGTACTAAGAGGAACACCAGTAGGACTCCAACTAGCACTAGTAGCCCAAGTTCCAGTACTACCATTCCAAGTTTTATCTGCCATTATAACTATCCATTAAAATCCAGCTACTTTTGCTACTAGTTGCCACACATCATCAGTGCTATGATAAATAAAACCAAAATAATCCCACTTGCTGTTACCGCTAGTAACTGTAGGTAATGGTACATCAGTAGAACCTTTAAACTTTGCGCCCCAACCACTAGTAGCATTAATAGTTTGTGCTGCAACACTTTTAATTTTATAAATTAATTTTTGACCATTTACTAGTGTACCTAAACCTGCTGTGCCGCTAGTTGTAGGATTTGCAATAATAATTGGACCTGCGCTAGCCGTACTAGTAAACTCTACTATATCAAATAAATCAGCTTGCACATCTATTTGATAATTACTGGCACCGGAATTTAAAATACGAACTCTAGGGGTTAGTCTTTTATTAGTAATAGTAGCTGTTCCGCTATCACTGTAGCTTTTATTAACTATATCATTAGCGCCACTAGGTGCAGTAGTAATAGTAGTTCCATTACTAGCACTAGTAACTCTGCCTTTAGCATCTACAACAATTGTAGCAAGGCCATAAGTACCAGCATTTACACCACTAGTAGCTAACACAAGTGATGCGGTACCGTTAACACCGCTTGTACCAAGTACATCGCCACCTGCAAATACTCCGTTGCTAGCACTAGTAACTCTGCCTTTAGCATCTACTGTAATATTAGCATGACCATAACTGCCGGCACTTACACCACTAGTACTTAGTGCTAAATTAGTATCTACAGCCAAGTTAATAAAATTATTGTCTACTTCTGCATTAGTAAGTGGACGATTTAATACAGTTACTGAAACCCCACTAGTACCTGCAGCAGTTTCGCGACTATTAATAGTTGCCATAATCGTCCTCTATTTAGGTTAAGCTACCGTAACCTTCCAAGTAATAACAAGCGTATCTTGTGCACCCTTATTAATAACACTAAAAGTTGTACGGCAAAGCATAGTGCCACTAGTACCAGTGGCAGTATTAAAAATTCCTGCTTCAGTAACAGCACCTGTGCCTATACCTGGATTAAAAGTAGCAATATACTGTACGCTGTCTTGAATTTGTCCAGCTGTACCAGCTGTACCGCTACTACTAAGAGTTGTACTATCTAAAGCTACTCTGGTTGTAGTTAATTCTCCGCCTAATTTAAAGTCAACGTTTTGAGCCGTGGTAGAATCAGTACCAATAGACATATGAGTCATAGCAGTAGGTGTATTAGCAACAACACCAAACATTCTACTAGCAATATAAGTAAGACCTTGATAGGTAACAATATTTGGCTCGTCTCTGTTTAAGGTAATATTACCCTCTGGGTCAATAATTTTTAAATTTAACTTACCAGTGGCTTTTAAAGATTGATCTAACATTTTAATTTCCTTTGAAAAATTTAACCTGTAAAGGTTGTATTTGTGCCCGCGTATCCAGGCTGAACATAATTATTAGAAAAATAATTTTGTTGGTTTGTTTTTCCAGAGCCAGAGCTTCTTACTCTGTCTGCAGGCCTTTGATCTATAAATTTTACATATAAAAATATTTGACCAGTAGTTACTTTATCTGAAAAAGTTCTTAGTGTATTTGATCTAAAATTTGCTGTTTCTGAAATTCTTGTTCTATCACTAATAGATACTGGAGTAGTTCTTCTATAGGTTAAATTATTACTATTACTGGTTATTTTTTCACTAGTAATAGTTATTTTTGGTTTAAGTTGCCGTATTTCGCCAGTAGTGCTTCTGTCATTTTTAAACAATTTTATTAAAAATTCAGGCCTAATATTTTTACTAACCACGCGGTCAGTTAATAATTTTTTAACTGTAAATATTATATAATTGTTTTTAGTAGTAACAATGTCTTGTACATTAAAAATTCGTTTTACAAAGAAAATTTCGCCAATTTTTACAGAGTCTGTTGTTGACTTTGTAGACCTAAACCGCAGTATTTGACCAGTAATACTCTTATCTTTTATAACTTGACGTATTAAAAATTTAGGTTGGGGATTGTTTGTAGGGCTAGTATCTTTAAGTAGTTTTAAAACTCTAAATACTGGTATTTGATCGCTAGAAATAAACCTGTCTGCAAAATTACGTCTTCTTATAAATGTATAATTAAAATTATCGCTGTTAGTTTTTACTGAAACGTCTGCTATTACCTTTATGGGCTTAAGCTGCAATATTTGACCAGTAATACCCTTATCTTTTATAACTTGACGTATTAAAAATTTAGGTTGTGGATTATTTGTAGGGCTAGTATCTTTAAGTAGTTTTAAAACTCTAAATACTGGTATTTGATTGCTAGAAACAAATCTATCTGTAAAAGTAAATCTTCTTATAAGAGTAAGATTAAAATTATTGCTGTTAATGCTTATTTTTTCATTAGAAGCTTGTTTTGTAAACTTAAACTTTATTATGTTATTAAGACTGCTGCTATTTATACCTAAAAAATCTATTAGTTGCCTTCTGCGAGTAAATGCAAAATTTAAATTATTGCTGTTGGTAATAACATTATGATTTGTAATTACAGGCTTTACATTAAATATTATTTTATCGCTGCTTTTATTAAGCGAATCAAATAGTGCTGAATTTATTGTTTTCTTAAAAATAATATTATTAGTATTAGTACTAAACTTGTCTGAGTACTGTCTTATATAGTTAGTTTTAAGGTATATTTCAACATCAAAACTAAACACAACTCTTCTATTAACAAGACTAAGTTTAACATTTAAACGTCTATCAGCATCTTTTGCAGTAACTTTATCTGAATACTGTCTTATATAGTTAACTCTTAGTGTTCTTTGATCTTGTAAAGTTACCTTGTCATTTTTAAAAATTTTAGGTTTAAGATTTCTAATATTGTCGCTATTAGCGACTCTATCTGAATATTGTCTTATATAGTTAACTCTGAGCGATTTAGGGTCGTAAAGTTTTGCAGTATCAGATCTAGTAGACTTAACATTAAAATATTTAAAATTACTATTGATTATTGCTTGGTCTGTTTTAAATGGTTTTATTAAAAATACAGGGCGTATGTGTTTTGCACTAATAGAATCTGTAAAAGGTTTAATAAAACGTAAGTTTGGCCTATCAGCAAATAAAGTAACTTTATCTGGATTTAATATTGTGTTGACATCTATAATTAAACCATCTAGGTCAGAAGTATATACATAATGCTCATATTCAAATATTGTAACACCAACATTGAATTTAATTTGTTCGCTAATTAAATTTGAATATATACTAAAATCTATTAACTCAGACTTAAATAAGCCAATATTAATAGCTGGTCTATTAGCAACTATATGAGAAACTTTATCGGCCAAAGTTTTTAAATAGAATTTTAATAAATCAACAAATTCAGACGTTTTTACTTGCTGAGTGTTAAGAACTGCAGCAAGATTTACAAATATATCTTGAGTTCTAGTTTGTGTTCGTTCGTATAAAAGCTTGTTAAAAAACTTTAGGCTTTTAAAATATTCTGAAGTTTGTATATTGGCATCGTATAAAAAAGTTTTGGCTTTTTTAGATATGTTTAAATCTTTAGCACGTGCAATTTCAAAGTCTGCATTTTTTAAATAATTAAAATAAAATCTAGTAATAGTATTATAAACAGTTTCATTAAAATCTCTAATAGTATTTGTACTACGAGAAAACGCATCTTTAATATTTACTTTTGGACTGGCTTTAATTATACTAACAGTTATATTGCTTAAATAACTGCTATTAATAACACGTTCTGTTTTTAATAATTTTGAATTAAATTTTAAACCATCTAAATCATAACTAGTAACGTTGTCTACAGTATTACGTATATAAGTAGTAGAAGTTCTAAATATTTCCCCAGCACGATAATTATCTTTTAATACTTTAATAAATAATGCATTTTGATCATCATCAATATTACTTATACCGCCTATGTCATCAGTAGCGTCTACATAATCTTGAACTCTACGAACATAGTTTACAATACGGCTAAAATCCAAATCAGTAAATTTAACACTATCTTTTTTTACAATTTTTGGTTTAAGATAAAATTTACTATCGTCTACTATACTACGATTATAACTATCTACTATTTTTGTAAATTTAATAGATTTATTATCTGGCTGCAATAACTTTAAATAATCTTGTTTTAAAATACTAGCAAAAAACTTTTTAGTTTCGCTAGTAGTAACTTTATCACGATAATTATTTAGTATACTAGCAAGTACGCTGTTAGTTTTTATAAATACTTTATCACTAGCAGGAATTTTAGTAATTTTTTTACTAGGTATTTGATCGTATGGGCTTACATATTCATCAAAAACACGATTAAATTTAATTATTATTCTTAATTGACCATCTAAACTAGCTTGATCTCCGGCAAATCTATCTCTAATTCTTGATCTTTCGCTTCTAACTTTTATTACTTTTTTAACAACACTTTCTGTAAGTTTTTTAGATTGTTCTTGTAGCGGTTTTTTATATAGTAATTTAACAAGTTCTTTAATAACTTTAGGTTCTGTAAACCTTTTAGTTATTGTTTTAGCAAACAAAGTTTCTTTAGCTAATAAAGTTTCTAAACCACGAGCAAATTTGTAAAAAGGTGGAAAATCATTGCTACTTAAATCTGCATCAAATAAAGTATTTAATGCGCTAATAGTACTATTTGCTTCTAAATTTTGTATAAGTATGTTATATGCGCGAGCATCTGTAACATTACCGGCAATTAGGTCTTTTATAGTAACCTGAGCATTAAGTGTATTAATACCTACAGCAGTTGCTAAATCTTGTACAATAATATTAGAATTTAATGGTTCTGTAATACTAGTGGTGGTTAAATCAGTTGTATTTGACGTAGGGACTATTAAAGTACCTATACTAACAGAACTTTCATAATTACTAGTAACAATATTACTGGTTAATTCATTATTATTAACAGATGTAACTAAATCTTTAATATTGATTGTGGTACTTACGTCAGAAATTACAACATTTGCATCAATGTTAGCTATATTAATATTTGTAGTAATTCCTGCCATTTCAACTCCTAGCTTACATTCTGTTTACCTGATGTATCAGCGGTATCACTAGTAGGACTAAATAATAATTCTACTAATCCACGAACAGGTTTAAAAGTTCTTGTAAATACCGGATCACTGGGTTCAGTTACTCGCAGCTCAAAAAATCCATAAACTGCGCTATCTGCTAGTGGTTTTATTGTCCAATCACTTCCTAAAGTACTTGGAAATTGAACATAAATTTTATTTAATACAGTAGGTGTCCAACGAGCAGTATCAATACTTGGTGCGCTAGTTCCATTAGTACCTACGCCCTGAATTAATTTATAGTAATTACCACTATGCAATACTATTTCTTCTTTGTTGTATGTACTGCCTAAAGCCCAGGTTCCAATAAATTTAGGTTGTCTAACAAATAATGTACTAGTTCTACCACTAGGTTGTATTACTGTAGGAAAATCTTGTTGACCAGCTATATTTTTTGCTTCTACTACAACTGCTTCATATAAGTAATTTGCACCTGCAGTTTTTTGTGTAGCATCCGTAATAAAATTAAGTGTAATTGGAAACTCTAATGCTTCGCCCAGCACCATTGACCATAATACTGCTCCAACATCAGTTACAATATCTACACTTGTACTAGTTAGTCTTGATCGTGCCATGCTGTCTCCTTGTGTTTTTGAATGCTTAAATCTTTAAGTTTAGAAATTTCTAAGGTTAATCTAGCAATTTCCGTATGTAACTGCTGATTTTCTGCAGTTAAATTTCTAATTTGTTGATTTAGCTCAATTACTTCTTGTTGTAAATTACCTAGTTCAACACTAAGTTTTGTATTTTGTTCACTCATGCGCTCTAATTCTTGGTGCATTAAGTTTAGTATAGAATTTTCTGTTTTTTCTGTTTTAAATCCAGTAATAAATTTTTGCATTAAAAATAATACAGCAAAAATACTAGCTAGGCCTCCGCCTATTAACTGCAGCAGCGTATAGGTTTCTGTGGGTTGCATAAATAGACGTCCTTGAAAAAATTAAAATTAACACATTATGCTAATTTTGTTATATTATACCATGGTGGTAGTTGCTTGTCAATATAAAAAAATACCTGCCCACTAAAAGGCAGGTATTTTCTTACCAGCTAATTAATTGAATACTGCTACTGTAAAACCCAAAATATTGGTATTGTAAAGTGGTATTTTGCAATCTACCATATATGCTATAAGCTTGTGTATACTCTGTGTTATCGTTGTCGGGAAATAAACAATAGTATATTAAACCATTATTACCCCAAGTTCGCATAATTTGCAGTAATGTCTTTCTATCTTGATCACTCATGTACTCTATGCTAAAATTTAAAGTATCACTAATAGTTTTTCTGTCTACATAAGTATTACCACTGCGAGTAGTAGTAATATCACTTTGGTCTTGTGTACCTAAGTCAATACCACGACTAATTTGACGTGTTGGTTCCCAGTACTGACCGCAAACAATTCTAGCACAATCAATTTGTTGTGCTATAGTTGCACGTGTTAAAGTAATTTGCATAGCTTGTATACTATATGCTTTTGTAAACCATAAACTAGTTTTTGTATCACCACCTAAACCAAAGTCTTTGTAGGTGCTAGTAGTACTACCATCTTGCAGTACCATTGCTCTGCCTGAACAAGCATTTTTGTTTATAAGTTGTGCAACAGGTCCTGCAACATCAGTAGTATCTACTGCGTACAATACTACATCTATTTTATCACCAGCTAATAAATTAGTAGTTGGAAGTGCTATGCTATTAATACTTTGGGCACTTGCCCACTTTAGGGTATAAGTAACAGTACTTGTACTAGTACTACGATGTACACTAGTTTTTTGAGTATTTTGCATATTTGTTGTTGCAAATCCACTAGCAGTACTACTGGCAGTAATAGTAGCTTTATCAGCTACATTATTATAAATTAATCGTAAATTTGCCATTTTATAAACCCTATGCGGTTAAATCACCTATTTGAACTCTAATATTACCTGCCGCATCAAATACTTTAATATAAGTATTAGTTATTTCCATTCTTTGACCAGTAGTAGCACTTTGTGTTTTTAATTTGCCACTAAATTCAATATTATTTGCTATTACTGTATTAGCCGCTAATTTTGCTCCGGATATAGTACCTGTTACCAATAAATTGCCGTCAATAGCTGCTGTAACTGTAGCCCAACTACCGCTTGCACTTGTTAATCCGTTCCAAAATTTTGTAGTTGCCCAAGGTGGAGTACTGCTAGGATTGTACTGGGTCATAACATCATTTAATATTTGTCCAGCTGCTCCGTAATTAGTAGTAAAATAAGTATTTGCAGTTGAATCGCTCCAAGCTGCAGCACTACTAATAGCATAAACAGTTGCACTACCTCGTCCACCAGTACCATTTGAGCCATCTTTGCCACTTGTGCCATTTGTGCCGTCTTTGCCATCTTTGCCTAGTAAAGCTACTAATATAGGAGTACTCCAACTACTAAGTACTACAGCTGTAGCTGGTGTTTTAGTACTTGCAGTAGCAGTTGTCATGTAAACGCCACTAGCACTAGTTGGAGTTGGCATTGATAGTTGCCAACTACCATTTCCTGAAATGACATTAGTACTTATATTATAATTAACTGCTGTTAATCCGGCTATAGAAGGAGCAGAAGTACCTAACTGATAAAGTTCTACTACTTTAACAGAAAGTCCATCTGTACCATTTGATCCATTTGATCCATTTGTACCATCTTTACCATTTGTGCCACTTGTGCCATTTGAACCTTGTAATCCAACACTAGCATTAGGTCCAAATCTAATATTTGTAAGCCTAGCACCTAGTGTTTTAAGGGTAATATATGCAGAAAATATTTTAGCAGCACCAGCAGAAGCAACATTTCTTAATAATACTCCGTCTTTAAAATATCTTACAGATTGATTGTCGTAGGTAATACTAAAAACATTTGAAGTATTATAAGTAATACCATTTATACCTACATCAAGACCACCCTCATATATAAATATTTGACCAAATGTATTACCATATATACCATAAGCTAATCTTTGATAACTATAATCTGCAGGATAAGCAGCAGTTGGAGTATCACTAAATCCACAGAATGTTTCGTCTGATGTGCTAGTAAATTGAAAACTTATGTATGCACCACCAGTAAACTTTTCAAGACTATATGCTCTATTATCCCAACTAATTGCTCCGCTATTAGTTCTTTGTAGTTCAACGCCGCTAATAATTTTAATACTACTATCAGCTTGCCAAGTTATACCCCCTGCAGTAAATACACTGTTAGGAATATTATTTAAAAAACTCCAATCAATAGTACCTGCACTAAGTATTGCTTTATTAGTAGCGTCATAAATATTAAGTCCGGTACCGTTCCACTCTAGCCTGGCACCATTACTATTACCAATAGTTACAGTACCTTTAGTATTAATCTTTAAATTAGTACCATCCCAAGTTAAGTAATCCGCACTATTATTGCCTATTTTTACTTTACCATCACTATTAAGATAATAACCAATGCCACTAGTAAAATTATTAGTAGAACTAGAACTACCTCCACCTCTAAGACTACCACTTACATATAATTCTCCAGTATTAGCAGTAATTGCTTGTAAATTACCTACTTTTAAGGAACTTAAATAAGGAAATCCCCAAGTAGTATTCCCACCTGGTACATAAATACCATCGCTTTGATATAATATTTCGCCTTCATTAATAGTAGGCGGTGTAGTAACCCATACACCTATACCTGCAACTCCGCTTGTACTAAACCAAGTGCCTATAGGTGGTAATGCATCACCTGAGCTTCCATTATATATTGAAGGTGTACTACTAGGAGTTCCTGTTGATTTTGTATAGGCACGTCTAGCACTATCTCCAACACGTCCTGCTGTGCCTTGTACACCATCACTTACTACATTTATACCTTGTGTATCTATTGCTACAGGTGATCCACTTGCAGGATTTGTAGAATATATTTTTACTGTTACACTTGTTGTACTAGCAGGAATAGTATAAGTATAATCATTTACTGCTGAACTAGAATTAGCAGTAGCTGTTGTAGCACCATTTAAAAATATACTAAACCAAACAGATTCTGCAGTAACTGTACCATTAGTATTTTTTCTACCGCTAAAAGTAATAGTTGAAGGCGTATATGTGCCAGTAGTGCTTTTTACAATAGTATCTGTACTTGCAATAACATAGGTAAATGTACCTGGAGTACCAGTAGGTGTTTTACTAAAATTTTGTTTTACTAAATATGTAAAGGTTACACCAGCATAATTTTTACCGCGTAGTTTAAATAGCAAACTACCTGTTGCTGTACTACTAAAAGTTGCTGCAGTTAAATTAGCATAGCTAACTCCTGTAACACCATTTTCAGTAACTAATGTTTGTGCACCTTGAGTTACACCATCAGCAGTATCTACTTCTACTACGTATTGACCATTTGAAAATGTACTAGCTGCATTAGTAGTATAAGTAATTGCTGTAAGTGCTGTAGTACCGTCATAAGCAAATATTTTATTACCACTATTAGTAAAATTTCTACTTGCTGCAGTATCTTGATAATCACAAGGTATACCGTGTGAACTATTAATTAAATTTGCACCTATAGAATTATTACCTGTAATACCATAAACAGTAATTAATTGTGTAATGCCTTTATCCCAGTAAACTTTAGTAGTAGTATCGTCTTTATTTGCTAATAAATCAACAGTAATTCTATATAAACCTTGACCAGGTGCAGAAGCTGGAATAGCAGTAGTCCAACCGCCGCTAGTAGTATTAGTACCAGTTAAATCTAAGGTATTAGTACTCCAAGTATACGTTGCACTTCCTGTAGGTACGCTAGGTGCGGTGCTTATACCATTTGCATAAAGCGTGGCTATACCAGTTTTTACAATTTCATTACTTGTAGTAGTTACTTCTGTTAAACTGCTATAAGTGCTCCAACCAATATTAGTTAAAGTTTGTGGAGTACTAACATTACTGATTGTAGCGGTAGTACTATCACTAATATTTTTACTAATCTTATAAAGTTTCCAGCTATCATTGGTGTTGGGTCTTGCTTGTGGTGTAACATACCAATCATCAGTATTAGTACCTATTGTAACTCGTGCATATGTATGTGCTTGAGTTAGCCAAACATAACTACTAGTACCATTTGGTAAATGGCTATTAATGCTTGGATTAGCTACGTCCCAGCGGTATAGACTAATTACGCCAGTTTGTATAGAAGCATTTCCAGCTTTATTTTTAGTTACTGTAAAAGTAGTAGAATAAGCAGTATTATTTCTAATTGCACTTACAGTAAAATTTACACTATCTTGAAGCCAAGAACCATTTGTGCTTTCTTGTAGTTGAACTTCTCCTGAAGTAGTCATCCACAGTTTTAAACCACCTAAAACTTGCGGTGCTGCTGCAGTAGGTGTATAAGTAAGTCCGGTGGTAAACTGAGTACTACCACTATACAACTCTAATTTATTAACATTAGCAGGCAATAATTGATTAGCTAAACTTAATAAACTATAATTACTGCCTAAATAATCTGTGCTATAATATTGAACTGGTTGCGTTAATTTAGCTTGTATATTAGCATAAGTTCTTTGAATACTAACCGCAGTAGCTGTATAAGTAGTGCCTTGATAAACTACACTAGCACTAATAGTAGCTATATCTGCGGACATATCTGCAGGATAAATTTTAATACTGTTGCTTGTAGGTTTTTCAAATATTACACTACTAGTACTGGCCGTGCCAGCACTGCCATTAATACTATTAGCTTTAATTCCTGTACTTGTAAAAGTTACTGTACCAGTTATATTTCCTACTAAATTAGCAGTAATAAGAGAAAACGTAGGTTGAGCTACGCCATCAGCACCATAAATAAATTGCTGAGTAGTTATACTTAAAAATATATAATTAGTACCTGTACCAAGAACTCTTGGTACCAAGAGCTGTAGTAGGTTATCTCTTGAATTAACTGGTATAGCTGCCATTTAAATTAAAACTCCTATTTGTACCATTCCGGTAATCCAGTCTCTGTTAACGCTATACACTATACCTGGTTTTCCTGATTGTAAATTAAACCTGCTTGAGGTAAGTTTAACAGTATCACCAAGTTGTGTAAATAAGTAATGCGGCAAATAATTTGCAGTTATTAAAAATCTAGGTATTTCCCAAAGACTTAGTCGTTTTTGAGCTTCTGCAGCTGCTTCACTGGACACAATAAGCAGTGTAGGCATTTCTTCCACAATGCCAGCATCTCGATATAAAGTTTTATTAGTAGAATTTTCTTGTGTACTATAAAAATACTCTTCATCAAACCTACTAGCAGCATTTACACCGGCTGCCACACTAGTTTGTATAGTAAAGTTTTTACAGTATGCTATTTTAATACTTGGTTTTACTGGAAAAATTTCAGTTACTGCTTGTGTACCCATAACTAAATAATCATCAATTAATTCATACTGTACATCTGCTAGTTGCGGGGCTTTAAGTTCTACTAGCTTTAGTTTACTACTGCTTATTACTCCACTGGTACTAACTGTTACACTAGGGCATATTAAACTAGCATTAATGCTATTAGCTAGTTGATTGCAGACTTCTAGCATATTTACTTTGTCTTTGATATAAACACCTACTTTTCTAGTATCAGCAGAAAAATTTAAGTCGCCAACAGTAAATTTATTTTGTAAAACAGTTCCGTATTTTGTGCTAGTGCAAATTTTTGTAATTATGCCTGGCACTGTGTTGGCATAACTAGTAGAGGCGTCACCTTGAACGCTGCAAGTAATAGTACCAACAGATTGACTTAATAAAGTAAAAGTACCTGATGCTAAATTTTCTGTTACTGCAATAGGTGCACCATTGTCTCTGACTTCAATAATTCCTTGAATAACACCGTCGTGTAACATATAAGTGTTATAGGTACTACCACTAGTACCACTAGTACCACTAGTACTAGTGGTACCACTACCATTATCTACTAGTAGTGGTTGTACATTAAAACACTCGCCTAGTGTAATAGGCAATATAGTTTCATTTTTTGTAACTACACCACCAGCAATTGTTTTCGAAACTTCACTGTAGCTATATCCGCTACTAAATAAAGTTTTTTCTGTTAGTGAATCATTTAATAGCTGCAGCTTATCAAACAAACTTAACACAAGTTCATTTTCACCGTTGCTGGTAAGGTCTTCTACTAGCCCGTCAAAAATTAACACAAAGTCACTTTTAGGCCAACTAGGATCCCCTAAGTAGATTTTAACAGGCCTGCGATTCCATATATAGTTTAAAAATTGATCATTAATGCCATAAGTATTTACTAGGTTTATACTACCAAAACTTAAACTAGCGCGTCCATCTGCATTAAGTTGTTCGCTAAACTGCAGCCCACCTACAACGCAAGCGTTGTAGGTGGTACCGCCACTATCATAAGCTAAACTAGAAAAGTTTAAATTTGTACTGGTGCCGCTAGTACCAGGAATATAAACTTGATCAATATCTATTAATGTACATTTAATATGGCCTGGCGTGTTAAACCAGGCAATCATTTCATCTTTTGTTTTCATTTAATAGCTGCCCTTGTTTGAATTCTTGCTGACTGAATCGTTCTGTCCGCGGTTGCGCCAATTGCTGTGCTAAGTGTTTCTGTGTTGCGATCTGTTGCTTGTGCATTAATTACAGCACCCTCAATAATTGCTTGTTCTAAGTCACCAATACGTTGATTTAGCAATCTAATTTCCTGGACCATTTCCATATTATTATTCATTAACTGCTGATTGTCTGCAGCAGGTATAATACGTTCGCCTTGATGAATCTGTGCAAGCATGTCATAAGGAACATAGTTAGTTCCGCTAGCTAATTTAGGTATACCAACAATATTACCACCAGCTGCAGTTGCTGCAGTATTATATGTTTTAATAGAATCTAAATAAGCACCTATAAGCTGTGATGTACTTAGTGATGTTTCTGCAATGCTTTTTAAGGAACTATTACTAGACTGTAATGTTTCTAGTTGCGTTTCGGCAGCAGTTTTACGAGTTTTTAAATCTGCGTCAAGAGCATCTATCATGCCCATAGTTCCTGTATACAGTACTTGATAATCAGCACCACTAGCAAATACTTCACGACCTAGTGTAAGCACTTGATCACTAGTAGTTCTAAATTTATCTAATGCTTTAGTTCTTTCTTCTTCAGTTGCGGTTGTACTAGTGGCTATTTGAAATAACTCTGTTTGTTGTGCTTTAGCTAGCTGTAGCTGATCTACTTTACTTAATGGGGATCTATCACTCATTATCAATGACTGCTTGTAGTCACTTAAACTAGTAATTTGTGATTTTATAGTTTTAGTAACGTCGTTTAGTCTAGTTTGCAATGTTTTAGCTGCTGTTTGCATATCTTGCATTGCAAATACCTGACGTTGTAGTGCTTGATTGCTTGCGTCTAGTTTACTTATATCTATATCTCGTAGTTGTTCTGCGGTTAGTGTTAATTCATCTAGTTTGCGTTTTAAACCATCACGTTCATCGCTGATCTTTTTAGCTGCAGATTCAGCAGCATCAGCTACTTTGTCAAATCCACCCGCAATATCAAGTAATAGAGTATAAGTTTCTGCAGTACTTTTACCCGCACGTCCAGCAGCGGGATTTAAAAGATCAAAATTTTGAATTAAACCTTTAAGTTCTTCACGGCTAATATCAGCATTTAACCCTAGATCGGTTAAACCTTTGCGATATGCTTTATTAATTGGCTCTAGTTGTTCTGCTTCAGTTAAAAAGTTTGATCTAAAGTTTTCTGCTTTGTCTAAAAACTTGTCTAGTCCACCGGCTGCTTTTATTAGTGCTTCTGTTATAGTGTTATTACCTTTAAGATCAATGCCACCAATATTTTCAACAGCTTGATTTACTTTGAGATTGTCATCTATTACTCGGGTAACAGTTTCTGCTAAACCTTCGCCAAATTTACGAAATTGTTTATAATCATTAAAAAGAACTTCTGAAGCATCGTCTAGTAGTGCGCTAAATACAGTTTGTAACTGTCTATCAAACTCTTCTCCTGATAAACCGCGTAACGAAATTATTTCATCTACCTTAGCTTGGCTCATAGCACTAGTAATATCACTACTTGATTTACCTGCTGCTTCGCCAACAGTAGTTATATAATCGCCTAAAAATTGAAGACTTTCTCGTAAAGCTTTTTCACCTTTAGGATTTGTTTTAGCTAGGTCTGCATAAAGGGTGTCTACACTAGTACTACTGCCGCCGCCAAAAAGTCCTAGCGTTTTTCCTTTACTAACAGTTGTACTAATTGTTTCATAATTTTGAATTAATCCACCACCAGCTTTAACAAGTTCTAAAAAAGTACCTTGTAATTTTATACCGCTATCTATAATAGTGGTACTTACTGATTTTTTTCCACCCCACAAACCAAGAGTTAAACTGTTCATGGTGCTATTAAAACTACTAGTAGCGTTTACAATTCCTTCTACAGTGCCAAAAGCAGTGCCACTACGTAAACCTCCAACTCCAAAAAGTGCTTTTGCAGTATTTTCTAGTGCACTTTTTAAATTACGCAATGCATTAAGCATTTTATTATCATAGTCTAGGCCATCTACACTATTATCGGCAATTATTTTTAAGGAATTATCAATAGAATTACTTTTTGCATTTTCATCACCAAAAACGCCACTACGAACTTGTACTTTTTGACCTGCTTCATTGTAACCCATAGCAGTGCCTGCAGTTTCTTGACGCATTTCAGGAGTAACCACTGTAGGTGGTTTACTACTACCACCTTTACCACCAAAAGAAGATAACAATAATGCTACTAAACCTGCACCTACTATAGCACCAAAAGGTGGAGGTAATTTACCTAAAGTTTGTCCCCAAATATCTGTAATATAAGCTGGCATACGACTGGTGGTACCAGCTGTAGTAGCTGCAGTACTTCCTGCCTCAGTAGTTAATTTACTAGCTAATACCATAGCATTTGAAGCTACTTGTGCAATTGCTAATGCTTTTTCTATGGCAGCAAATATTTTATAAGCTGCTGTTTTTTCCTTAAACATCTTTTTAGTTGAACTTATAGCAGCTAAATCACCTTTTAATTCTTCTTTGTTATTTTTCTTTTTATCGTCTGCGATTTTATTTTGCAGATCAATAATACTCTCTTCGTCTGCGCCGCTATTACCTTTTAGTTGGTCTAGCTTCTTTTGATCTTCTATTTGTGTTTTAGAAAATTTTTCTTGTCTAATGCTGCTTTCAGTTAGTCTGGTAACCGTGTCGCCAAGGGCTTCGCCAACTGCTTTAACTTTATCACCAAATAGTCCAAAAGTATCTTTTAAATTTGTAGATAGTTCATTAGATAGTGACAGCATTTCATTGTACTTTATTTGCTCAAGTGTTAGCTGTTGTTGAACTGCTAGTTTAGCTTTAGTGTTTTCTAAAGCTAGATTTTGTTTTGTTATTTCATTATCAGTTAGTTGGGATTGTTGCTTTAAGTATTCGGTTTCATCCGTTTGTAATTTTGCAACATCTTGTTCTGCTGCACCAGATTGTACTAAAGCAGTAACTTTTGTAGTAGATAAATTACGTTTATTATTTAACTCATCTTGAAGTCCTAATATTTGCTGACTGGTAGCTTTTTCAGCCTTTTTTAAGTCTAATGCAGTTTGTTGTTTAACAATATAAGTATCAAATTCACGAGCATATGTTTTTTGTACATCAAGTTTAAGTTGTTCAGCTTCTAGTGCATTATTTGCAATAGCATTTTGTACTTGAGTATTTGATTTTTTTAACTCAAATTGTTTATTTAATTTATCTATAGCTACCTGTACAGCTTGCTGTTGCTTAGTAATCTCTAGTATATCTTGACGTTTATCTTTTTCTGCATCAAGTTTACCAAGATTATTTTTAAATAAATTTTCTTGTCGTTTTAATTCTTTAGTTATCTCTTCTCTTTGTGTAACATCAGTTGCACTAAGTTTATTTAGTTTTATTTGAGCATCTTCTCGTTTTGCATTAATACTAGCAAATTCTTCAGTAACCTTACTATCATAATCTTGCTGAATTCTTTGTAACTCATTTTGATTTTGTAAGCTATTAGTATACTGTTTAGAATTATCAAATAATGTTGCATAACTAGAAACTTGTGCTGCTGTGACCTCGAGTCTGGCATTTGCTTCTTCATTGGCTAAGTCTCTAGAAGATTTGGCTAATTCACGCACACGATTTTTAACTTCAATTTCCGCTTGAATTTCTTGGTTTAGTCTTTTTTGACTATCCACTTGTGCTTCTATTTCTTGTTTTGTTAAAGTTGTAGTTTTTAATTTTGCCAACTTTATCAACTGCGATCTTCTGTCTTCTGAAACGTCTGCCTTAGAAACATTTAATATATCTTCATCTATTTTATCAATTTCTTGTTTTCTTTTTAACTGATTATTTTGATTTTCTAAAGCAGCTTCTGCAGCTATACTTTCTTTAGTGGCATAACCTACTATACTATCTACAATCTGTAATTGTTGTAGTTTAGCATTAGTAATACTAGACTGTAATGCCTCGAGTTTTTGATTATCCTCTAATTCGCCTTTTCTTTCATTAACAGCACCAGTAAAAGTATTTGCAGCACTTTTAGCTTGTTGATCTTTTCTACTAGCTAGTTGTTCTGAAACCAATCTATTAACTCTATTAAATCTAGTTCTTACTTGAGTTTCAGTTTCTTTA